CTTAATCAATCTAATTTATTAAAAAAAAAATCCACAACTAAAAAAAAAACATTACTAGGGGGGTAATATGGAAAACAAGGAACAAGAGAAGCAAGTAAGAGAAATACAAAAACAATTAAAGGAACTTGGAAAAGATTATCAATTTATTTTTGCATCAAGTGAAGGTAAGAATGTTTTGGCTGATATAGAAAAGAGATGCCATTATCATTCTACTACTAATGTAAAAGGAGATAGTCACGAGAGTGCATACTTAGAGGGACAACGTAGCGTCATTCTATTTATTAAATCAATGCTACAACAAAAGGATAAATAATGTCAAGCGAACAGATAACACAAGAAGCTGTGCCTGTAGAAACAACAAGTACAGAAACAACACAACCTACTGCAACACCATCAACTGTATCAAATGGAGATACTCCGGCAAGTTGGAAAAGTTCTATAAGTGAAGAATTTAGAAACGATCCTAACATTGAAAAGTTTACAGAGATAGATGCTCTAGCTAAATCTTACATCAATGCTACAAGAATGATTGGTCAAGACAAAGTTGCTGTACCTAATAAAAATTCAACTGAAGATCAATGGAATGAAGTGTACTCAAAATTGGGTAGACCAGATACTCCAGATAAATATGCTTTGAATATTGAATCAGAAGCAGTAGCTATGGATGAAGGTGCAATTAAATCTTTTGCCGAACAATCTCATAAACTTGGTTTAAACAATGCACAAGCTCAAGGTATATTAGAGTTCTATAAAAATAATATGGAAAGCTCTGCAAAACAAGCAACTGTTAATACTGAAACTGCACAAGCTCAAGCTGAAACAGAATTAAGAGCTGAATGGGGTAAAGAGTTTGATAGTAATGTTTCAAAAGCTAGTGCATTAGCAAAAGCAAATATGAATCCAGAAATACTAGATTTACAAATGCAAGATGGTACTAGAATTGGGGATCATCCAGAAATAATAAAAGGCTTTGCAAAGATTGCTAGTATGCTTTCAGAAGATAAATTAATTTCAACTGAAAGTGAAAGTGTTAATTCAATAAAAGATTTACAATCAGAAATAGCTGCTATTACTAATGATACTGATGGACCTTATTGGAATAACAAACATCCGGATCACGCAAAAATGGTTCAACAGGTTTATACATTAAGAGAAATGGCTCAACCTAAAGAAGATTAATAATTTATATTCCTTGTAATATAATAAAATATATTATAAGGAATTAAATATAAGATAACTCGCAAAACAAGTTTTACGAACCTTATTGACCACAAAGAATAGAATTGTAGTCTAAAAGACTTTAAATCCAAGAATTGCCTATCATTATTGATGGAGAACTATTCTGTTTTTTATAAATATAACAATAATGATAAATAGGAGACAAATATGTCATCACAAATAACTACAGCGTTTGTAGAGCAATACTCTGCAAACATACAAATGTTATCTCAACAAATGGGATCACTTTTAAGAGACGCAGTTAGAAATGAATCTGTTACTGGAAAAGATGCTTACTTTGACCAAATTGGTAAAGTAACAGCTCAACTAAAAGTTAGCAGACATTCTGACACACCACAAATAGATACACCTCACTCAAGAAGAAGAGTTAGCTTAGCAGATTATGAATTTGCTGATCTAATAGATCAACAAGACAAAGTTAGACTTTTGATTGATCCAACTTCATCTTACGCAAAAGCCGCTGCATACGCAATGGGAAGAGCAATGGATGATGTGATTATCGCAGCAGCACTAGGTACAGCTAATACTGGAGTATCTGGTGGAACAGCAGTTCCATTACCAGCAAGTAATATTGTTGCAGTTGGTACTGGTGGAGCTAATACTATGAACATAGCTAAACTAGCAGCAGCAAAACAAATACTTGATGCAGGTGATGTTGATCCTTCAATCAAAAGACACATCATTGTATCTCCAACAGAGATTCAAGATTTGTTAAACAATACTACAGTTACTTCAAGTGACTTTAATACTGTTAAAGCATTGGTTCAAGGTGAAATTGATAGTTTCATGGGATTCAAATTTCATGTATCTAATAGACTTGTTGATAATGGAGCATCAAACACTCAATGTATAGCCTTCGCAGAAGATGGTATTTTACTTGGTGTTGGTAAAGATGTAACTGCTAGAATAGACGAAAGAGCAGATAAATCTTACGCTACTCAAGTTTACTACTGTCAAACAATCGGTGCGACTAGAATGGAAGAAGCAAAAGTTGTTTCTGTTCTTGCAAACTAATAATAGCTAATAAAAAGGAGAAATAATTATGGCTAATTCAATACAATACGCAAAAACTCAAAGTACACCTTCTGTAAAGTTGAATACTAATGAGTTAGCGGGAAGAGTAAGAGTTGCTTTTGCTGAATACGAAGCAAGTGCAGAACAATCAACAATCACTATGTTTACAATACCTAATGGTGCTAGATTGTTATCTGCTGCAGTATCACATGACGCATTAGGTGGTTCTACTACATTATCAGTTGGTTACGCAGCTCATACAGATGCAGATGGAACAACAGTTGCTCTTGACGTTGACGCATATAAAGCGGCAGCAGCTTCAACAGCAGCAACAAGTTCTGATGCTTTAGTTACTATGGCATTAGGAAAAAATGCAGTAGTTGATGCTAACGAAGATGGTTTACCAGTTACAGTTACATTAGCAGGTGCTAATGGTACTGGTACTATCCAACTTCAAATGTTTTACGTTTTAGATTAATACTTATTTTAGGGGGTGGAAGCGAGAGTGAAAACCCCCTAGAGTGCATGAAACAAATTAAAGATTTAAAACCTGTATTACATCTTAAAAAAGACAATTACATTTACAGGTATGTATTAGTAGACAGATTTCAAAATGATGGTAAGAATCATTATGGTTTTGACACTAAACAAGAAAAGACAACAGAAGAAATTTTTGCGTTAAAAAGTAATAGACAAATCAGACGTAAATATATAATAAGGAAGTAATATGGCATCAGTAGTAGGAATATGTAATGGAGCATTAAATCAACTGGGAGCTACAACAATACTTTCATTAACAGAAGATTCAAAAAACGCTAGACTTTGCAATACTAGATATTCAGAAGTAAGAGACGCAGTATTTAGATCACACCCTTGGAACTGTTTACAAACAAGAGTAGAACTACCACAATCAACTACAACTCCTGCTTGGGGTTTTAAATTTCAATATGACTTACCCGGTGATTGTTTAAGATTACTTAGAATATTAGAATATGATTCAGATCATAAAGTAGAAGGAAGAAGTATTTTATCTAATAGTGAGACTATGAAAATTTTATATATCTCAAGAGTTACTGACCCAAATCAATATGATGAATTATTAAGAGAAACTTTATCTTCAGCATTAGGTGCAGACATTGCTTATGCAATTACATCTAATAATACTACTTCACAAAATATGATTGTATCATACCAAGAAAAATTAAGAGACGCTAGATTTGTAGATTCAACAGAAGGATATAATGTTAATCCGGATAATGGAATGACAGATGTTGTTGGTGCTGATACCTTCATTAACTCAAGATATTAATAATGGCTAGAGTAGCTGCACAACTTACAAACTTCACAGCAGGTGAATTATCTCCACGTTTAGATGGAAGAAATGATTTAGCAAAATATTCAGCAGGATGTGCAACTGTAGAAAATATGGTTATCTATCCTCATGGAGCTGCTGCTCGTAGACCCGGAACACAATATGTTGCTTCAGTAAAAACACCAGCTAACAAAACAAGATTAATACCTTTTGAATTTTCAACTGAACAAACTTACATATTAGAGTTTGGCAATCAGTACATAAGATTTTATAGAAACAATGGTCAAATAGAATCTGGTGGATCACCTTATGAAATATCTACACCTTATTTAACAGCAGAATTATTTGATATTAAATTTGCACAAAGTGCTGATGTTATGTATCTTACGCACCCCAATCATCAAACTAGAAAATTATCAAGAACAGGTCACACATCATGGACTTTAGCTGCAGTTGAATTTACTAATGGTCCATACTTAGATACAAATACAACAGCAACAACAATGACAACTTCTGCTCATACAGTTGGAACTGGAAGAACTTTAACAGCTAGTGCAGTTACAGGAATTAATAGTGGCTCTGGATTTTTAACAACTGATGTTGGTAGACAAATTAGATTTAGAGATGGTTATGGAATAATAACAGCTTTTACAAGCACTACAGTTGTAACAATTGAAATTTTAATAGATATGGGATCAACAAGTGCTTCTACTGATTGGTCATTAGGATCATTTTCTACAACAACAGGTTTTCCATCTTGTGTATCTTTCTTTGAACAGCGATTAGTTTTTGCTGCAAGTATTAATAATCCACAAACAGTTTATTTTTCTAAATCTGGTGATTATGAAAATATGGATGCAAACATTGGTGGAACTGTTGCAGATGATGATGCTATTATTTATACAATCGCATCTAATCAAGTAAACGCAATTCGTTTTTTAACTTCTGCTAGAACTTTAATTATAGGTACTGCAGGGGGTGAATTTGTTGTGTCTGGCGGTGGTGACAATAGTCCCATAACCCCCACAAACATTATGATTAAAAAACAATCCAATCATGGTGCTGCAAACGTAGATGCAATATCAGTTGGTAATGCAACATTATTTTTACAACGTGCTAAAAGAAAAATTAGAGAACTAGCTTATAACTTTGATGTTGATGGTTATATTGCTCCAGACTTAACTATCCTTGCAGAACATATTACCGAAGGTAATGTTGTTGAAATGGCTTATCAAGAAGAGCCTTTAGCAATTATATGGTGCGTTAGAGGTGATGGTCAATTAATTGCATTAACTTATCAAAGAGAACAAGAGGTAGTTGCTTGGCACAGACATATTATTGGTGGTGTATTTGGAACTGGTGATGCAGTAGTTGAAAGTGTTGCAGTAATTCCAACAGACGATAGTGAATATGAATTGTACATGATTGTTAAAAGAACTATTAATGGTGCAACTACAAGATATGTAGAATACTTACATACATTTAACTTTGACCAAACAGATAATACTTCATTTAATTATTTAGATTCTCAATTAGATTTAAGTAAATCACAAACAACTTTAACTGCTGGTATTAGTGCTACAGATACAACTATTCCTGTTGCTTCTATTTCTGGATTATCAGCTTCTGGTAAAATAAAAATTGGTGGAGAAATAATTTCATATGCAGGTATATCAAGTCTTAATTTAACAGGATGTACAAGGGGTCAAAATATAACTACAGCAACATCTCATACTTCTGGAGATACTGTAAAAGAAGTTGTAAATATTATAGCTGGATTAGATCATTTAGAGGGACAAACAGTTTCTATATTAGTAGATGGTGCAACTCATCCAACTAAAGTAGTTGCTAGTAATCAAATAACTTTAGATAGATTTGGAACAGATGTTAAGGTTGGTTTAAGTTATACATCAATATTAAAAACTATGAGAATAGATGCTGGTTCACAAGATGGTACTTCTCAAGGTAAAACTAAAAGAATATATGAAGTTACTGCTAGACTATTTGAAACAGTTGGTGTTGAAGTTGGACCAGACTTAAACAATATGGAAAGAATACCATTTAGAACTTCTGCTGATCCTATGGATCAAGGTATTCCACCATTCACAGGAGATAAAGAAGTAGAATTTAGAGGAAATTATGATACAGATGGTTTTATGATGGTAAGACAAACGCAACCTTTGCCTTTAACACTCTTATCATTATACCCAAGATTGGTTACAAATGATGGATAATAAATTGCATATAACACCTTATACAAAAGAACATGGAAGATTCATATTATCTTGTCAAATGAATCATAAAATTTTAGAAGCTGATTCAGAATATATAAAAGTTATGGGTGATGCTCAAAACTTAGAACAAGATCATTTAGCTTTTACAGGTATCGTAAATAATAAACCTATCTTTGCAGCAGGTATGAAAATGATTTGGGGTCAAGTTGCTGAAGGTTGGGTTATTGCTACAGATGAAATGTGGAATCATCCATTAGGAGTTGCTAAAGCAATTAAAAAAGATTTTGCTAGAGTTGCAAAAGAACATAATATAAAAAGAGTTCAATCTGGAATTAGAAAAGATTTTAAAGAAGGCATAAGATTTGCCGAATGGTTAGGATTAGAAAGAGAAGGCTTAATGAAAAACTGGGGATTTGACGGATCAGACCAATACTTATATGCGAGGATATTTTAATGGGAACAGCCGCACCAATGATTTTTACAGGAGCAATGGGAGCAGCTCAATACCAAGCTCAAGGTAAAATTGGTAAATACAATCAAGCAGTTAATAATAGAAATGCTGCAGTTCTTGAAGGTCAAGCAGATCAATTAGAAGCAAAAGCAGAATTTGATATTGCACAATTTCAAAAAGATTTTAAAAAATTAGAAGGTGAAACAACTGTTGCTCTTGCTAAATCTGGTGTAGAACTTGGAACGGGTAGTGCTTATAATATAGAACTTTCAAATGCTTATGAAGCAAAATTACAAGAAAATTTAATTAGATATAATTCTCAAGTTGCTGCAGCAAATAAAATGGAAGAAGCAAACTTTGCAAGAATTAGAGGTACAATGGCTAGAAATGATGCTAAGATGGCTCAAATAGGAACAGTAGCACAAACAGGATCAAGTCTATTTTCAATGATGAATAAACCTAAAGGAACTGTATAATGCCAAAAATACCTACATTTGAAGCAAAAGGATCAATAGAACAATTAGCAGGTACTACAACTAATATTCAAATGGGTTTAAATAATACTCTTGCTAATGCTTTAGCACCTGTAACACAAGCTGTTGTTGATTTTAAAGTAAAAGAAAATGCAGCACAAAACCAAGCAGAAGCATTAAGATTAGAAAATGATTTTATTACTGATATGCAATCAGTTACTCAAACAATTAAAACTGATCCAAAATATGCGTTAAACAAAGATGCAGCAAATGCATATTTAAAAGAACAATCAAATGCTTTTATAAAAAAATATCAATCATTAGCTACCAATGGAAATGTACAAGATAAGTTTTCTAATTATGCTTTAGCTGAAACACAAAAAACAATTTTTAAAACTGATACTTTAATATCAAATAATATTTTAGCAGATTTAAATAATGGTTACGCAAAACAAAAAGAAAATTTAATGACAACAGCCTTTATGGATAAAGGTATTGATATGGCAACATTAAAAACAAGTTTAGAAAAATTAGCTATAGATACTTATAGTTCTCAAGTATCTCCACCAGAACTAGATAAATTGTTAGCTACTATTCCACAAGAAATTGATTTAATGGTTGGACTTCAATCTGTAAGCCAAACTCCATCAAAAACATTTGAATTATTAAAAGATAAAAATTATTTACCAAGCATAACAACAATACAAAGACAAGATTTACAAGAAAAAGCTAAAGCTATTTTAAGACCACAAATACGAACAGAATTTAAAAATTATGTTGATGCTAGAGCAGCTGGTAAAGAACCAGCAAGATTTGATGTAGAAAAAATAAATGAAATATTTACAGAACCAGAAGCACAAAAAATAATGGTTGTAAAAGAAATGGCAGATAACAATGCTGACAATATTATTTTTTTTCACACTTTAAAAAATGACGATATAGATTTTAATTTAAAAGCAATGATAGAAGAAAACAATGCAACATTACCCGGTGATCTTGCAAAAGAATCAAATGAATTTTTAATTCAATCAGCTGAAAATATAAAATTAAACAGACAAGATAATCCTGTTAAATATATAATAGATACAAACCCAGATATTGAAAATGAAATAATAAATGTATCAAATATGTCTGCAGCATTTGCAGCACCCAATCAATATGAAACTTCTGCTATGGATGAAGCTCAATTAAATTTAACAGAAAGAATAATAGAAGAGCAAAAATTATTAGGTATAAAAAATATAAAAGTTATGACAAATGAACAATCACAATCATTTGTTGCAAGTTATAATGAAGCTGCAAAACTTTCAGATGGAGATAAACTAAATGGTATGATGCTTAGTTTAGCTTCTAATTATGGTGATAACGAAGGTCTTGCAATACAACAATTAAGAGCAGATGGTTTACCTTTTGGTGCAACTGTTTCTTCCGGTTTAGCAAATTCTGTACTTGCAGAAATAGCTCTTTCATTTGATACAAAAGAGGAAAAAAAAGAAATAAAAGAATATTTAAAAACAAACGATATAAAAATTGATGAAATGAAAGAAGAAATAACTGATGGAGTTTCAGATTTTATGAACATTGTATTAAGAAATACACCAAACGATAGCAGCGAATCATTAACAAAAACAAATGAAATAAAAGAATTTTTAACTTTTGTTGCAGCACAAAAAATGATTGGTAATCCAGAAATGGAACAAAGTGAAGCTATACAATTTGCTGTAGATAGTTGGAACAACAATTTTGTTTTAACAGACACTTATTATATTGGTAAACAACAAGGTGATAGAGTATTAAATTTAAATGAAACAAATAGAATACAAGACACTACAGACCTTTTAAGAACATATTATTTAGATGAACTTGATGTTGTAGCTTTTCAATCAAATATTGAAGATGATCCAGTAGTATTATCAAATAAAATGCGTTCTCAAATGTCTATTAATGGAGAGTGGAGAAATACTGCAGATGGAGAAGGTGTAATTTTTGGCATTGTTCTTGATAATGGTTTTGCACCAGTTATAAATAATAAAGGAGAACAAATAATTTTTAAATTTGATGACAGGTCTGGTCTTGTTCCCGGAACAGATATTGTTATAGATTTTGATGTAGGATTTAATGAACCAGAAAATACTCCTGCTACTATGTTAATTGATACTTTTGAAAAAGCAAATCAACTTGCTAGAGATGAAGGTATAACCTATGAAGAAGCATTGGAAAAAATAAGAAAACCAGACATTCCAAATATTGAATTTGATGATGGAAAAAAAAACTCTAAAATTTCAATAGATGACCAATCATCAAAAACAGATTTTAGTATAATTTCAAAAGCTAATGCTGGAGAAATTAATTTTAGTGTTGGAGAAAGAGTTATATTAGGAGATAATATTACTAATGAAAATTCTAATAAAAATTTACAAAAATTTATAACTGCTGTGCGTGATGTAGAAAGTGGTGGTGGAAAAAATACATACAATAAATCTACAACTGCTGCAGGAGATTTTCAATTTAAAATGCTAACAAAAGATAAAAACAAAAAAGGTTCTGCATTTCAAACAGGGTTACAAAGAATAGAAAATTTATATAAAGCTAAAAATCAAACTATTCCAAATTGGGTCAAAAAAGCCAGAGATCATAATGATCCTAGAAAATTAACTAAAAAACAACAAGAAGAATTATTTTTAATTAATCTTCAACAACAAAAAGGAACTGATGCTTTAATTAAAGCAATGTTAAGTGGAGATATGAATAAAGCAATGAGGTTATATGCTGAATTTCACCATACTAATTTAAATGTTTTAGATGATAAAGAAATAAATAAAAAATTTAATAAAGCATATAAATAATATGGCACAATTTGGATTTGGATTAAACACAGTTAAGACAGCACAGGAAACTGGTTATGATAATTACAAAACAAGTTTGTTTGAATCATTAGGAGCAGTAGCTGCAGATAACTGGAATTTTAATCCTGTAATGTCTTTATTCAATATATTTGGTTCTGACACATTTAATATAGATGGTATTGTACCAGCAGCAAAAAAATCAAGAGAAGCAGGTTTAATTCCTAGAGATAAAAATTTATTAAATGAAGAATATAGAGATTTAGGATTATATTTTGAAAGAAACGAATATCAATCAGTTGTTGATATTATGGTTGATAGAAAAAAAAAAGAAAGAGAAAGACAAAGTATCATGGAAAGAGGTCCAAAAGGTTCT